GGTAGGTTATGAGTAGATTCAAACCTGCGTCTGAAGAAGAATTAGCGGCTAGAGGAATCAAAACCGCTAAAGTTCGCGCACGAAATGAGAACGGTACGCTCAAAGCGGATGACCCTTCTACGCCTGATATAAACGAGGCGTGGGAAGAAAAACCTGTGAAGAAGCGTGGACGTCCTCCGAAGAAAAAGGATTAATCTATGGCAGGCTCTGACGTAAAATCAAAACGCTTAACAGGGGCTGGTAGCGCTTCAGTTGGAGTTGCTAGAATTAGGCAGCTTCAAGTCAAAACCACTACAGGCTCTCCTCGACTTACCTTAACTGATGGTAATGGGGGAGGGACTATTTTGGATATGGATTTAGACGCTAGCGATACACATTCGGTAAATATACCTGATGATGGAATCCGTGTTAGCGACATATACATTTCAACTTTTACAGCTTGTACGTCTGTAACTGTTTTTTACAGCTAAAGGAATTAATCATGGCATCTGACGTAAAAGCCACCAACTTAACATCTTCTGGCACAGTATTTGCTGGCAGGGCTCGCATAAAAGCTATTCATTATCAATGTGGATCAAGTCCGTCTTTGGTTTTAAAGAATAAAGACACTAACGGAGCGGTACAATTAACACTGGCTTTTGCAAATAACACTGACGATAATGTGTACCTTCCAGATGAAGGAATGGTTTTTCCCGATGGCTGTTTTGCTGTATTGACTAACGTAACAAACGTAACCGTTTTTTACAATTAACTATAACCGTTTGGATGGTAACTAATTATGGCTTTATCAGACTCTAAAAACTTTGAATTAGACGTAGCAGATTATGTTGAAGAAGCTTTTGAGCGTTGTGGCCTAGAAGTTCGCACTGGATACGATTTAAAATCGGCAAAACGGTCTTTAAATTTAATGCTTTTAGAGTGGTCTAACCGTGGACTAAACCAGTGGACTATAAAGCAAAGGTCGCAGGCTTTAACACAAGGAACTAATGAATACTCTTTAGGAACGGACGTTATTGACATTCTTTCTGTTGTAATTAGGCGCGATAATACAGATTATGCTTTAGACCGATATAGTAGAGCAGAGTTTATAAATATTCCAAACAAAACGTCCCAAGGTAGGCCAACACAGTTTTTCTTAGATCGTCAAATTAATCCTAATTTAAAATTGTGGCCCGTTCCAGAAAATAGCACAGATGTTGTGTATTTTGACGTTTTAACAAGAATGGATGACGCTGATACATACGTTAATACAATGGATTTGCCTTATCGGTTTTATCCATGCCTTGCAGCGGGATTAGCATATTACATTGCAATAAAAAGAGCCCCTCAAAGAGTACAGTTGTTAAAAACTGTATATGAAGAAGAATTTGAACGAGCTGCTTTAGAAGATAGAGATAGAGCATCCTTTAATGTAGCACCTCAACATCAGTTTTTTGGTAGCAGCTAATGGGAAAGTTTGCATCTGGAAAGAATTCATACGCAATATCAGATAGATCGGGATTTCGATACCGCTATAAAGATATGCGTAAAGAATGGACCGGTGCGCTTGTAGGTAAAGATGAGTTTGAATCTAAGCAACCTCAATTAGGCCCTTTTAAAAAAGTTTCTGATGCTCAAGCTTTAAAAGATGCAAGGCCTAATACAAAAAACCCTATTCAACCGTTTATGGTTATAACTACAAATGGTATAATTTATTTAGGAAACGGTAATTGGGCTACATCCGCACAAGCGGAGATGCCTACAGAGTTAAACATTTCCGATGCTTTAATTGGAGCAGTTGGAACAGTATCGGTGGTGATAACATGAGCTTTACATACGATCAGCTAAAACAAGCTATTCAAGATTACACTGAAAACAGTGAAACCACCTTTGTAACAAACTTACCTTTGTTTATTAGAGCTTCGGAAGAACGCATATTAAAAACAGTGCAGTTAAGCTTTTTTAGACGAAACCAGACTGCTACGTTATCTCAAAATAACCCTTATTTAAACTGCCCCAGTGATTTTTTAGCCCCATATTCTCTTTCTTTTGTAAATTCTAGCAGTGATAAAGAGTTCTTAGAGTTTAAAGATGTAAACTTTGTGCAAACTTTTAATCCAAAAGCTGCAACTTCTGGAAACCCTAGATTTTATGCTCAATTTGATGTATCTAATTTTATTGTTGCACCAACACCTTCTGCTAATTCTGCCGTAGAACTTCATTATTTCTATCGACCTGCGAGCTTAACGGCGGGTGCGGGAAGTGGTACAACATGGTTAAGTATAAATGCAGAACTTTTATTGCTTTACGGAGCGTTAGTCGAAGCGTATGTATTTATGAAGGGTGAACAAGACGTGATGGCGCTTTATGATAAGCGCTTTCAAGAAGGTTTACTCGGTATGAAGTTGTTAGGTGAAGCAAAAGAACCTACAGAAGAATACAGAACTGGACAAGTAATAAGGCCCAAACAATAATGTTTAAAATGGACTTTAACATAACACCAACACCCACTGTTTCTGTTTCTACAACACAGAACAGGGGTTCTACGCCAGAAGAAGTCGCATCTAGGTGCGTTTCTAAGCTAATAAACGTGTCTCAAACTGCACCTCCAGCTATTCGAGACCAAGCACTGGCTTATCAAGAAGACATGGAGAGAGTAGTTGCGTATTTTATGCGAGAAGCAATTCGCAGTGATCGCACAACTGTGTATAATGCCTTGAAAGAAGCAGGGCAAACTGAACTAGCTGACTCGATAAGGAGACTATAATATGGCTATAACCCAAGCAATGTGTACTTCTTTCAAGCAAGAAATCTTGCAAGGAAAACACAATTTTACTAACGGCGGAAGCGCTTTTAAACTAGCTCTATTTACAAGTAGTGCTACTCTAAGTGCTGCTACAACGGATTACTCTACTTCAAATGAAGTTTCTGGAACTGGATATAGTGCGGGTGGTGCGGCGTTGACAAACGTTACTCCAACAACAAGTGGAACTACAGCGTTTTGTGACTTTAATGATTTAACGTTTTCTAGCGCAACTATTACAGCTCGTGGAGCTATGATTTATAATACTACGTCGGCAGGTGGCTCTAACACCACTGATGCAGTTTGTATTTTAAATTTTGGTGCAGATAAGACTTCTTCTAACGGTGACTTTACTATTCAGTTCCCAACTGCGGATGCGTCAAACGCAATAATCCGAATAGCTTAAAGGAGTAACCTCCTATGGCGAACATTACCGGGTGGGGAAGAGGCACATGGGCTCAAGGTGCTTGGAATGCACCCCTTCCGGTTGTTCTTACGGGGGTTGCGGGAACAAGTGCGCTCGGTTCGGTTACCATTACTGGAGCGGCGGATTTACCTGTAACTGGTTTAGCTGGGACTAGCGGTTTAGGCAGCGTAGTTGTAGCGGCTGCAGCAAACACTTCTGTAACAGGGCTGCAGGCTTCTTCTGGTTTAGGCTCTGTCGGCGTCACAACTGAAGCGGTGGTTTTAGTTACTACAGTAGCGGCTACAGGAGGAGTTGGTTCAGCCACTGTAGTTGCCGAAGCAGAAATACCTGTAACAGGCCTGCAGGCTTCTTCTAGTCTTGGGTCAGTTGTTGTAGCTGCTGCCGCAAATGTAGCAGTAACTGGTTTGCAAGCGTCGAGTGCTTTAGGCTCAGTTTCAGTAAATACTAACGCAGTAGTAGCGGTAACTTCTGTTGCAGGGACAGGAACTTTAGGTAGTGTAGTTGTCCAAGCTGAATCAGAAGTTCCAGTAACGGGACTTGAAGCTACTTCTGGACTTGGTTCAGTTACTATTTCTAGCGCAGCATTAGTTTTACCTACAAATGTTACGGGAACAACTGCTTTAGGTTCTGTAGATATTGGAATAATAGTAGACGTACCAGTAACAGGCTTGGCAGGAAGCGGACAAACTGGTAGTGTAACCGTAGTTGCAGATTCAAACCTTGTTGTTTCAGGTGTTTCTGGGTCTACAGCGCTAGGTAATGTTTTTGTCTGGGGGCAGGTTGATCCGGATGTTTCCCGAACATGGTCGGGTATAACACCGTCACAAAGTCCGGGTTGGGATGAAATAACACCGTCACAAAGTCCGGGTTGGACAGAAGAAGCGGCATAGGAGAAATAGATGGCAAGTACATATACTAGCGCAAACGGCATTGAGCTTATAGCAGACGGAGAACAATCCGGTGCTTGGGGCGACACTACTAATACAAACTTACAGATTATTGACCGAATTCTTACTGGCGTGGGTGGAATTACTTTATCTGGAACGACACATACTTTAACAACTTCAGATGGAGCCTTATCTGACGGTATGTACAAAGTTTTGGTATTAGGCGGTTCACCTTCGGGAACGAACACTATTACGGTTGCACCTAATGATGCTCAAAAAATCTACATGGTTTACAACAACTCAGGTCAATCGGCTATATTCTCACAAGGATCAGGGGCAAACGTCACAGTAGCCAACGGGGATACAAAACTAATTTAT